CTTCTTTATATTATTGGCAGCTTTTCTCAAGTCTTTGCCTTCAAGTTTTAGCTCAGGGATAAGCGAATCATCGGTCTTGCTTGCGCTTCCTTTGCCTCCACCGGTAGAAGTTCCACCGCTAATAACTCCACCACTAGTAACTTTATTAACCTCTTTTGCTTCTTTTTTTATGTCGCCAAACATCTCGGCCCAAGCATTGCCGATTTTTCCCGATCTTAATTCCGCAGAAAATTGAATCTCTTTTAGATTAAACGCTATATCATCTTTCGCTTTTTTGAAGTTATCCGCAATCTCTTTAGGAACGTCTAGCAAACTCATCGCAGCATCCTTGCTTTGACTGAAGGCCTCCTTAAACATTGCGCTTGCTTTTTTCGGGTCTTTAATTGCTGTAAATGCAGCTTCTACTCCTAGCGCAAGAGCTTTCATGTTTTTTATTGCTGGTTGAATCGCTGAACTCGCGCTATCAACTAAAAACGTAAAAAAGGCTTTTGCGTTAAGCAGAGATATTCCGAAAGACTCGCCAACAAATCCGAGTCCGTTCTTTAGGATGTCGAAAGCTGGCATGGCATAAGTTAAAACTGTGCCAGTCATCACTTGAATGCGTCGCTTAAACTGCTCAATTTTGTCAGCCGCTTTGTCCATCTTCGCAATCACGTCCTCGTCCATGACTGTTCCGCTGTCCTTGGCGGTTTTCGACATTGGCTCAAATCCTTCTTTCGCGAGAGATTGCAGAATCTCTTGCATCTTCGGCCCAGCTCGCTCGCCGAGAATTGCAGCGACAGCATTATAAGCGGCTTGCTGATCGGTTGCACTTGCCGAGGCTTTCGCGATTGCTTCAAGTTTTTTCTCAACTGGTAATTTACTCACCTCCGCAATATTAAGTCCAAGCGTTTCGTATGCTTCAGCGTATCGCTTGTTGCCCTCGATTCCTTGCTGAGTTCTGAGCTGCACGTTGCGAATTGCTCGCTCCATGATCCCAGTCTCAACGCCAGCCTCGCGTGCAGCAAATTCAAGCACTTGCAACTCCTCAGTTCCTATATTGAGCTGAGTCGCCATGTCGGAAATTTCGCTACCAAGATTGATTGCGCTTGTTGCGAGTCCTCCAAATCCAGCGACGCCAGCTAGTGCGCCAAATTGTTTTATTGAGCTTCCAACAAATCCTTTGACGCTCTTTTTAGACCGCTGCAAAGTCCTGTCGAACTTTGTCGAGTCGAGTCCCATGCGGCCTTTTATGTCAAATCCACTCATTTGTTGTGTTGATCTCCTTTAGGTATTCGCGGCGCAGTCTCATTAAGCTCTCAGGTTGACGCATCTTGTATTCCGGAATCGTTGCCAATCTTAAAGCCTTTTGAAGCTGAAATATCCGATTCAGCGGCCAGTCGATTACGGTATCAGGACTTGTTCCGTAGCGTGCTGCCAACTCATCTATTGTGCTGACAATGCCCTCGACGTCAGGGAAGCGATTGTTTTGACCGCCGCCGCCAGTTGATACGCTGCGAGGCATCTCATCAAATGCTTCGGAAAGATGCTCGTAAGCGCCTGTAATCACCTCTATTTCGTTAGCCTTACTTAGACGCTTAATGCACTTTTCGCGGCGTATGAGCGTGCGCCAATCGTCACCAGCGCGAAAATTTCGACTTGATCGCCAGATATAGACCGCCGCGTCTGCGATTGTCGGGTCTTCGCCAATTACGAACGGCGAATCGGCAAGCTGCAAGTCGATATAAGCACGAGCCGTAAGCGGCTTACATTCGATCCCAGCGATCTCCGTCTCGTCGCCCACGCTGCACCACGCGGCGAGCCGCGCTTTATGTAAGCGCGTTTCCTCGTCTCGATATGCCTGTGCAAGTTCGTCGATCATAAGTTGAGACTCTCCCCGCCTCGCGAGCAGACGGAGAGAGTTGCGTTTACGCGCAGGGTTAGTCTGAGGTTGATTGCTTCTTAGGCTTGGTAAGCTCTGCGTCGCCGCGCTCAATGAGCCAATCGGCTACGCCGTCATTCACTTCGACGGACGCGCCTTTATTCTCAAGTTTGCCGCGAATCAGCTTTTCTCGTTTAAGTGTGATCTTTTTCATCAATCAATTATGCTTGATAGGTGACAAGAACAGCGGTCATTTCAAACGTATCGAACGCATCCTTATCGCGTGCAACTGTTACGTCTTTGACAACGAGAGTTGAAGCCGTTCCGCTTCGGTCGTAGTCGTGAGTGAACGTGTCACCCTCTGGAGGCAGGACAGTTGACTCGGTCGCACGTTGAAGCGTGTAATTAACTTCGATCGGATCGCTGCCACCGAGGATTTCAAAGTCTCCCCGTTCGCCATTGGCATTAGTGCGGCTGATGATTCGGTTTTCTTTCGAAGGCCCGCTGCACGCATCAACAATGTAGTCAATCAGGTTAATTGTGACGCTCTCAAAGCCCTGAGGCAGATTAGAGGTGGTTTCGTATGGTATGGACATAATTTAGTGTGGTTTAGTTAGAGTTAGACCGGCCAAGCGGTCGTTTTGATGGTAAATTGTCCTTCGTAGGAAAGTTCAGTCTCGTCCTTTTCGCCAGATACGCCGCCGCTTGTGCCGCTTGGTCGAAAAGTATTGATTGCGTAAAGATCGAGATAAGTCTCCAGCGCGGAGCTTCGTGCTTCAAGATAGCTCATCCAGCGACGCACGTTCGCCACAAGCGCGTGATGCAGCGAATCAATATCATCACTTGAAACGCTTTCATCCTCAAATCTACGCGACTTGACGCGGAACGTGACGCTAAACTCGTATTGATCGAAAACGAATGCCGCGCCGAGTGGCGTCATGTGACCCGTCGCCGCGCCGATTTCGGTTTCGACCGCGACGCAAGTCGTGTATCAATTCAATACCACTCGTTTGTTGCCTTTTCTTAGGATTATCTTACCCGAGAAATCATATCTATTATACCCGTCACGTTCCAGCTTTTCGGCTATTTCATTGATAGCGTTCGGATTGGTCGTAATGTAAGACTCTAAATCTCTCCTAACCAAAAACCATCCCAAAATAGGTATTTTTCTTAAAAATTTCATCGGCTCAATGTAAATTGGCACATAGCTAATGTCAATACATTAAAGCCCGCTTTTCTTCGTCGCATCCTTCATTATCATCTCAAGTCGCTTTTGCATTGCCCGAAGTCGAGCGCGTTTGATTCTGCTCAAAATGTCGAACCGATTGACGTGCTGCAAGCCCGGCGCGGAAGTCTTAAAGATCGCATTCCAGTTATTGCGAATTTTACCAAGTCTACCTGAGCCTTTGCCGATATGACGCTTTACCCATGCTGGCGCATCTTTCGCCCTCGACGGATCAATTTTGATCGCTGCCGTCAGAACTGCGGCCTTTGCTTTGCCGATGTCCTTTATTAAATAATCAGCCAAAATTGTTTAAGTTGATAAAGTCCACATCGACAACATATTGCTTGCCCTTCTTATTTCTAAGCACTTGCCGAACATTGCGAGTCTTTCCTGTGATGTCGTAAATGTGATCAATATACGACTGATCTCTGACTCGAAAATTCGTCGAAAGGTCTTTGCGTATAGATGTAATCCCCGCTCGCTGGTCTGCCTTCTTTCCGACCTTCTTACCGCCGCCAGTTGGAAACTTGGCATACGGAGGCGTAAATTTTGCAATGTCGCGAACAAATAAGACAAATCTGCATTGTTTTCGCATAGCTCGTCAAAGCATTTAGCGCGATCCAATTCTACGGACATGTTTAATTTAGCCATCGCGCTTAGTCTCGTTTGTTGCGGTTAGCTCTACGTTGCCCGTGCTGATCTTTACGTCGGTAATAAAGAATGTCTCGTTGCCAGCGACGCGCTTAAATCGCTGCTTCTTTTGCGGAATCTTGTCGAGCTTGTCAGTAGGAATGACGAGCGTCGTTTTCGGGTCTGACTCCTCTGCGTAAGCGTCCATTTGCCAGTCGTTAGTCTGCTCGTCAAAGACGGCTAGAACTGTTTTCCCGTTGATCTCGATAGGCTCGCCCATCACGCCAGCGGCCTCGACGTTTGCTTGATTTAGAAAGTTTTCAAATGCGCTCATGCAAATGAGTATTGCTCAAGTTGTGATTTTTGCAAGACGCAAAAAAAAAAGCCGCCCTCGGTTAAGAGAGCGGCTTGGAATATACTTCCCGAATTACGCTTCGCCGAGAGGCGCGGGAAGTCTGCTTTAAGAGCTAGCGATGATGCCTTTTTCGCGTAAGACAGCGAGGATGCTGTTGACTGCGGTTCCTGCGGTCGTTCCGTCAGCGGCAGGCGTGATGTCTGCGATTGCGTCGGGTTGATCGGTTGGAGTTGCGCCGTGAAAGGCAACGAGATCGGTCGATGCTTCGCCGATTAAAACACCCTCCTCGTGAGTGCCTCCGCCTGTGATGATTTTCTTAGCCATAGTATTTAGGATTTAGTGGTTTTAGTGGATTTCTTAGCCGCTTTCTTAGCCAGTTTTTTCTTCGGCTCAATGAAAGGGCGATTTTCAACGGGCTTCTTTTCTGGCTTCGCTTTGTAGCGTTTTTGCGGCCTTGAAAGCTCCCAGTAGCGAGCAGAGTCAAAATCACCTTTGAGGCTTCGGAAGGCACGTTTGCCCTCCGAAGCTGTTTCAAAGAATTGAGATTCGGACTTATTGCCCTTAGTTGTGACTATTAGTGATGCTCTCATTATGCGGAGACGATGCGCTTGATTGCGGCTCCGTTGCCGAGCAAGTAGCCGTAGTTAAACTCAAGAACGCGCTTGGTTGCGTCGTTATCAGGGTCGAACCATTCGCGGAAGCTCATAGTGATGCCAGTCGCTTCGTCGGTCATTGTCTCGAAGTTGATAACATTAGAAACATCCTCTGGGCGAATCACGCGAGATGCGAGCAAGATCGCGTCAGGGTTTGCGGCGAAGCCGACAAGGTTCTCTCCGTTAGCTGGGATGAGTGTTGACTTCATTACGTCGAATCCTGCCAGACGAGGAAGCGTTCCATCTTGAACGGCTGTTGCAGTTGCAAGCGCAGAGGCATCTGCAATTCCAGAATCCTTTAATAGAGCGCCGTAGTATGTCTCCTTAAGGATAAGAGAGCGCATGAACTCAGGCCAGTCAGCGGTGTCGCAAACGGTGCTAATATCAACTACGTCGTCATAGTCAAAGTTAGCAGCTACGCCAGTCGAAGCAGCAGCTCCGTAGTTTGCGTTAGTGATAAGGCTCCAAACGTCTTGCTGAAATGATTTTGCGAGTTGGAATGCCTTTTGCTCAACAAACATATCCATGCTAAGTTGAGGGTTGTCGGCAAGTTCTTCGGAAGTTAGCGACCAAGAAACATATTTGCGCTTGTTAATCGTAACGTCTTTGCCCTCAGTGTCAGCGTCCTGCATGACATAAGAGCCTGCGAAGTCCCCAGCTGCGTCGGCACTGGAAACAAAAGGCACTTTGACTTTGTTCCCGCGCTGAGTTTCAGCTTCGGAAAAGTTATTGGAAAAGCGAGTCATCGGAGTAATTTTCGCGATGAACGCTTGGAAGATACGATCCGCTAGGAGCGTATGATTTAGGTTTGTGATTGCGTTTGCCATGTTTTTGGTTGGTTAGTTAGATTTAGTTTTTGCGGGTTAATTTTTGAAGTTCAGCGGCATGATCCTTGCGGAATTTAGCACGCGCTTTATGATCGGTGAGTTTTTCGTATTGAGCTAGCAAGTCGCCTTGCGAATCTGGGCCTTGATTATTTTCCTCGACGAGAGCCTCTTGAGTCTGAGAGCCGACGATCTCAGCGGCCTTCGCTGCAACGGCTTGCTCAGTTACTTTTTGAGCTTCTTCGAGTGCTGATTTGTGTGAGTCTTCCATTTCGGTTATCTTAGCTTTATGAGACTCAGTCTCATTTTGCAAGTCTGAAATTTCAAGTTGCAGATTCGTGATTGTCTCTGCGTTCGCAACCAGCTGATCATTCGCGCTCGTTAGCTCGCTGTTGAGCGTTTTGACTTCACGCTTGTTCTGCTCTTTGAGCGATGCGACGATCTTCTCGACCGGCAGAGAGACTTCGGCCTTGCTCGCGATTGCGGCGAGGTCAGTCAAGCTGGCTGCCATTTCGAGCTTCGTGTCGATTGCGTCGATGAAGTTCGACTCAAGTGCTTCTTGAGCGGTAAACCAAGTGGTTTCGTTCATCAAGTTTTCAAGCTCCTCGGCAGAGTAGTCGGCGCGTGAGTATGCGTTGATGATCGAATCTTTCATCTTGTCCATCAGATCAGCGTCCTTGCGCAGTTGCTCGCTGTCACCAATCGAGACCGTCCAAGGATTGTGAATCATGAGCAGAGCGTTTTCAGCCATCACGATTTGATCGCCAGCCATTGCAATGACGGACGCCATGCTTGCAGCCATGCCGTCGATATAAACAGTCACGTTTGCCGCGTGTCGTTTGATTGCGTTAAAGATCACGTTGCCTTCGATGATCGAGCCGCCGGGAGAGCTGATGCGCAAGTCGATTGTCTCAACTTCGCCAAGTGCTTCAAGTGAGTCCATGAAGTCAGTTGCCGTGACACCCCATCCGCCGATCTCGTCGTAGATTGAGATTTCGGCAGACTTGCCTTCGTTCTTCGGTTCCATTGCGAACCAGTTATTCGTTTTCGTTTCCATTTGTAGTAGTGGTTTCGGTTGTGTTGTCCGGGTCGCCCGGCTTTGCAAGCGTTCCAAGTTCGCTTACGTCGATTTCAAATTCTTCTGCGATCATTTGTTTGAGCTTGAGATTCTTCGCTCTGCGGCGAAGCAACTTCTCGTAGTCCTGACCTCTCGATTCGGTGATCATGTCCTCGCTCATTACGCCAGCGCGTAAGTCCTCAAGGTCGGCCTTGCGCATCCTGCCTTCGTCAACTGTGAACTGTGCGGGCTTCGTAAATCCGATATTATACCAATCACTCGGCAAATTGTATTTCCCTTGCTTGGCTCGCTTCGCGATAACGTAGAGCGCGGCGCGTCGATGCGGAGATTCCAGCACTTCGCAGCGATGCGCAATTGATTTGTTGATGTCGGCAGCGAAGCCGCGCACGCCAGCACCTCCGATTGCGGAACTGTCGAGCATCTCGCGTCGCCAGCCCATTGCGTAGAACGCAGAGCTTTCAACGAGTTTTGTAAAGTTCATCCATCCATCCGAAGGCCGACGCGATTCATGAGCTTTGAGCGAGCCGCCGTTTTTGATGTAGCGAATTAAGCCGCTGTCCATGAGTTGAGTCTGTAAGCGTCCGTCGCTGCCCGGTGATGGATTCACAACGTCGTTGCCCATGTCGGTCTTGCCTGTCTCATTGCTTTCAACGAGCGCAAGCGCGGAGCTGACCTTCTGCGCAATCTTCTCAGCGTCCCGCGTCTCGGCTAGATCATACCAGTCGAGAATTGCGTTTGCTATGCTAGGCATTCCGCGCGTTTGAGAGAACCAGCGCATATCTGCAACGTGAATAACGCCGTCAGCAGGCATGTCTTGATAGCCGCGCTTTGATCCGTCTTTTATGCGATAAGCAAGCGGCTGCATGAACTCGTTTACGATTACGCCAGCGTAGATTCGTAGTCCTGTATATTTGCCTTCTTTGACAACTGTATCACCTTGCTGCTCCCATGAGCCGACGCGGTGAGACTCCAAGTATTGCAGCTTCGGGAAGCCGCTCTCTTTGTTCTCAGTCAGCACGATAAAGTAATCGCCATCAACGTCGATGGTCTTGCTTCCAAGCCATATCGACTTGCGGAAGGAATAGTTACCGCCCCGCGTATCAATCAAGCGGTCGATTTGTTCAAAGTCTTTCTCTACCGCGTCAGCGAAGTCTCGATCCTCGGAGTAAGATTGGAGCTTCCATGAGCCTCCGTATACATAGTTTGATTTCTGATCGACGCCGCCTGAGACAGTAGAGAAAGCTTGATAAATGTAGCGTGAATCACCGAGTAGCATCTTGTGTCGATGCTCTGGGATTAGGTCGGCAATGTCGCGCGCTAGCCGGTCGCGTCGAAAGCGTCGCTGATCGTCTGCGCCGCCTGAGTAGAACTCGTCACGCCCCCAAGAAATGGAAAGCGAGCCATTGCGCTTCGTGATCTTAGGTAAAAGTTTGACTGGTGACATTGCCATTAGATGCGCCCTCCTGCGTATTGCCCGAA